CACTTGCCACCGACGAGGTCAGGTCTGTTACCCGTCAATCCAAACCAAAAGGCCCGGCGGCAGGAGTCTCGCCCAAAGCAGGTCAATACCTTGTCGACGAGATGATGAAGGGGTGGGATAACCCGCCGGCTGGTGGCGCCCAAGTCATCCAGTTGTCCGATCTTGACTCCCTGGGGATGAAGTCTGAGTCGGTTCGAGATATCCGGAAGTCCGGAGCCGAGGGCTTTTACCACATCCCGACTGAATCCGTATATGTCATTGCCGACAATCTGCAACGGCCAAGCGACGCCATCCGGGTCATGCTCCATGAGTCCGTTGGTCATTATGGGATCCGGCAAGTCCTGGGCCCAGAGTTTGAAACCGAGTTGGAGCGTATCGGGAAACTCATCCCAGCCGCAGATTTAGAGAAGGCCATTGATACCTACGGCAAGGACCTGGCTGTCGAGGAATACCTGGCGACCGAGGCGTCAACCCGTAACCCGACATTATGGCAGCAGTTTGTCAAGGCTGTCCGAGCAGCCCTGCAACGGATGGGAGTGAACCCGAAAATCTTGGACAAGTGGGATACCCGGGGCGAGATTGACAAGCTGGTTGATACTGCCCGGGATTGGATGGAGAGAGGTGAGGCGAAAGCGGTTCCCGAAGCGCGTCCGGGCAGAGTTCCATCGGAAATCCGATTAACCAAGCCGGAATTCTCGCTTGAAGATATTTCCATTGATCAATGGCGATCGGAAAAGGTCATGCTCAAGCAGAATGCCGAGTCCAAACGCCAGAGCGAATTACTCAAGAAGAAGATTGCCGAGCCTATCGTCGGCGGTTCATTGGACACCACCAAAGACCTGTTTCCGGACGAGGCTGACCTGTTCGGGCGTAAGCCGGACGTGCGGCTATCCGTCCCTGCCGAAAGCCGCGAGGGAGAGCCAGATGAACCGACAACACGCCCTTATGCGTTTTGGAAAACTCTTTCAGCCAACAAATACATTACCGAGGATCTGCGTAAAAAGGCGGAGCGAGCAGCGCCTTACGAGCAACGCAAGAATGTCGAGTTGACAAAAACTGTGCGTGAAAAGATGGCCGCCCAGTCGATAGAACAAGACCTTGCTGATTTCTTAAATGAGCAATCAAATTGGACTCCGGATGAACGCATTGGTCTGGGATACGAACTGGTGCATTTGCATGATGCGGCATATCACGAAGCGGTAGAGGCGAAAGACGAACAATACGCGCGGTGGCATTGGGATGCGGCGATTATGATTGGCGATAAACTGGCCGAATATCACAAGCAGTATGGACGCGCTTCGCAAGCCGCAAGACCTTATACGGAAGGTCTGTTCGATACCAGTTTCGGTGCGATACAGATGCAGAAGAAAATGAATGAAAATCTCCTTGATTCGGCTTTAGATGAAGGAATCATCAAGGAATCCATCAAGATCGGCAACGAGGAAAATGCTCCGGCGATCGATGCGGTATTGGCCGAAACTGAATTCCGCGAGCGTCTTGCAGAGGCAAAGCACAGATGGGCTACAGTTGCTCGAAACGGGCTGAATGATTTAATAGCGTCAAAAACCGGGAAAAATGTTGGAGATGCGTGGCTGGCTAATCCCGAAAACGCAGAAGCTAAAGACGCTGGTATCAGGTGGGCTTTGCCGGGACGGGATATGGATGCGAAGGTATTTGATTTCGCTAAACGCGGTGTTCGTGTAATGCTGACTACTGGGCATACGGGTTACACTTCTTTTCATGATGCTATGATAAAGAAGTTCGGGCCTGATATTGAATCCAGCCTTCCGGAAATATACGATGAAACATCCATCATGGTTCGTAATATTATTACAAGTAAGGTCAAGGGCGCCGATACCCGGGCTGTTCGGTCTATAAATGCGGAAGCCAAGCGGATGCTCAAAGATTGGTTTGCCGGTAATCCGAATCGTGTGCGCGAACCCGTGGTGACGCGTCTTCAAGAAGAACTTGGTATATCGGAACGTGAAGCGATTAAATTGACCATGGGTGCTCAGCATAAATTCATTGAGCGGGCTGATAAAGCCAAGAAGCGCAGGCTTGCATCGTTGCTGAATATCAAACGTATAATCCCCTTGACCAGCAACAAAGCCGCCAAGCATCTTATAGAGCTATCGAACTTGACGCCACTCAGCGATCCCGTAGCGCGAGATGCCCTTGCCGAAATATATAAGTTGCCGAAGATGACTCCAGAGTTGAGCAATAAACTTAGCGATATGGCTCAAGCAGTAAAGAAGGCTCCGATAGGTTTATTGAAGAATAATGCCATAGTAAATATGTTGAATTTCATGCGGAAGCAGATGCCAATTAGCAAATCCGAAAAGGCTTGGTCTATATGGTATGCCAACATATTGAGTGGTTATCAGACTCAGGAGCGCAATTTTATGGGTAACTTTTGGAGTCTTTTAAGCAATCTTGGAACGTCCATGATTGTTGATCCGAAAAACGCTCGTTTTGCCATGGCGGGATTTTTTGGCGGAGCAAAGGCTGGCGGTGACGCGTTTATTACCACCGTAACAACAGGCCAATCTCCTATTCAACATTCCGGCAAGTTCGGGCCAGCCAGTATACTTGAGCTTGACCCGTTTTCCGGGCCATTTAGGTTTTTGAACAATTGGAGATATGTCGGGAGAACTCTTGATGCTTTCGATGCGTTATTCTTCATTCCAATCCGTGAAGCCCGCGCCAGGATGCTTATGGCGGATATGATCAGGGATGAAGGCTATACAGATAGCGCGGCATTGCAGGAAGAAGTCGAACGGCGCATGGGCGTGACGGATATTCAACGAGAGGTTTTCCGGCAGCAAGCAGTAAGAGAGGGCGCCAAAGGGCATGAGGTTGGTCTCAGGGCGTTGGAGATTGCGGAACAAGGACGCTCGGAAAAAGTGCAGGAGAAATCCAAGGATTATTCAACAAGGGCGTTGTTTCGTAATGAGCCGGAAGGATTAGCTGGTGTTCTGGCGCGTATGATTAAATCTGCATCACGCCATTCAATAGTGTTGAGGGGCGCCATTCCTTTTACGAATATTGTGGCAAATGTAGCAAACTTTTCGCTTGATCATTCACCCATAGGATTTGTCAGGGCAATCTGGGGTATAAAGGATGCCCAAGGTATCATGCGACCCATTACCGGCCATCGCCGGGCACAGTTAATAGCTAAGGCGACCATGGGTACAGCGGGTATGGTGGCTGCGTATCTTATGGCGAAACAAGGCGGGGATGACGATGATGTTGAAAACAAGCTGTTCGATTTTTATGGCGCCGGTCCGCGTGATTTTAATAAACGGGCTCAATGGCGGGAGACGGGGGCTATTCCGTGGAGTTTCCGATGGGGGAAGCGTTACTACGATTTACGATTGACGCCGTTTGCTATTCCGGCGGCAATTATAGGCAGTATCCGGGATCACGAACGATGGAATACTCAGAAAGACGAGAACACCCTTTGGGAGTTGGTTTCATTCGCCGTGCTTAATTCGGCTTCGGTTATTTTCGATATGTCATTTATATCCGGTATTAACCAGATAATGACCATGCTCGATCCCGGCTCACCAGGATCTTCCGGAAAGAAACTGAGGTCGTATTTACTTCGTTATGCCAGCACTACCATCCCTAATCTTTTCAAGCAACTTGATCGGACATTCGACTCTGAGATGCGCGACAATTCCAGTGTCAAGGAGGCGTTGATCCGCGAAGTCCCGATTGTATCGCGTCTGGGTAGGCCGAAAATCAATCGGCTTGGCGAACCGATATATCAGGCTACCGGCCCGGTAAGTATTTTTACGAGTAAGCAGAGGGATAAACCGCTATGGCAGTTGATCGTCAGCAAAGAAGCGTGGATAAGCGACCCAAATGATAGCGCCAGAGTGCTTATAAGACGGGAAAGAGGTAAGGATATAACCCGCAAGATGACCAGCGATGAGTCCTATAGATACGCAATAGAGTCCGGTAAGTTGATCAGGGATTACATCAATCGAAATCTGACATTCTTACAGGGTGCAAAGAAGGAGATTGTTCAAAAAAATATCAAGAGGTATGTACGACACGCAAGAGAAAGAATCAAACGTAATATTCGTAATGACGCAAGACAAAAAGGAGCAAGATGAACATACGTCCGTTGCCCGGAAACATGATCGTCAAGCTGGAATCACTCTACATCGACACGCTGTTGATTCGTATTCCCGAACGCTTTAAAAAGGCGCCGCGTCTTGTAGGTCGGATTGTGGCGTTATCCATGCGCCCCGAGGATATCCGCACGTTGGGTGTGGAACTGGCGGTCGGGAACCGGATCATCGTCAGCCCACTGGGTGGCCGGTATCTGAAGGAGAACACTTGGATATATCCGATTTCGCTTGTTCGCAAGGACGAGCGCGGAAAGAAGTACCGTGACAGCGGTGTCCTGGCGATCGTACCGGACACCGTAGACCTGTCGGCGCACTCGCAGGGAATCGAGCGTTGCCATTATTGCGGGGACGTGAATCACAGCAAGCAGAATATGCTCATGTGGAAGGGCGTTTGTCCCCGGTGTGGCAAGGACAGTCAGGGCGAGATTCCCGACACTTCCATTAAGGTGACGGACGCTGATCGGGCGAGTATGGCTGTTTGAGCCAATGAAATCAGGCTAAAAATAATTGAAAATAGTTGTTGACGCATTTAGTTTTATCTGACATACTCTTTCTTATGCAAGTAGAACTGCATATTTCAAGTCAATCAGTCATCGCCCGCCGTGCGGCAATCGGTCTGTCGATATCTTCTATCGACAAGTTCTACCCGACCCGCATGTGCGGGTGTTTCAATTTAAGGTAAACCCATGAAACAATGCGGGATATACAGCATTAAGAATATTTCCAATGGCAAAAGATATATTGGTGCAAGCAGAGATATTCAAGTAAGAAAGCAGGTTCATTTTTCAAGTCTTAAACGCTCTGTTAATGGCAACAAATTGCTACAGAGTGATTATCTTGAATATGGCAAAGATGCTTTTGAATTTAATGTTATCGAGGAAGTTCCGGCCAATATACTTGGAGCAAGAGAAAGGTTTTGGATTTATTTTTACAAATCATCTCAAAAAGATGGCGGTTATAATATAAACGTTGCATCCGATAAAGAATTTAATGCATTACGCAAGATTTGCGAACGCAAAGCATATTTAATTAAAAACAAGGCTATAAGGCAAATTAAAGCCAACGAAAGATTGCTTGAAAATAAACGCTTGACATTGCGTGCGTACGGGCGTAGACTCTTAACCATGAAACAAGAAAGACTCTTTATACGAGCAAGTAAAAAAGAAAAAGCGGCGATCAAGAAGGCGGCGAAGGACTACGAATCCATCTCCGCCTTTGTGCTTGAGGGCGCCCGTCGACTCATTAAGAAAGGAACCCCATGTACGGCCACACCAGCAAAGAAAGATTAGCGCGCAAGGCTCAGTTGAAAGCGGAAAGAATCCGCACGTCGGGGTGGATGAAGCCCACTCCGGAGAACATG